GACGACGACCCGGAGCTGCAGGAATTGGTCAAAGATGGCTATCGGAAATGGACCATCACGCCGACCGGGGAACGTGCCTTTACCGGATCAACAACCCAACTGACCCGGAAGGGGATGACTCGCTACCTCCAACAGGTCGAGGCGTTCGGGGCGCGGATGGGCGTGCTGTTCGGCGAGCGGTCGGAGCGGTACGGATGAATCACCACTCAACCGGAACGCCGACCAAGGAGGAGCGCGCATGGTGCGCCTTGAAGACATGAATCGGGTGGAGGTAGCCATCTCTGCCATTGATAATGGCAACCTCGAATGGGACTCATGGGCGCATAGTAATGTTCTCGCCCTCGGGCTGGCGGCGATTCGGAATCCTCTCGGAGACGCGCTCACCCATTACCTGGACCATGCAGGACAGCACGAAGCTGTGCGGGTGGTTTCACTCGTTTCCATTGGCCTAATCAAGGGAGGGGTTCCTCCTGCGGAGGCCAAAAAGACCGCATGGGATGCCTTCGCTTTGTGGAACGACAGCCATTGCCATACCTGCGGGGGCAGGGGTGTTCTCAATTTCCAGCAGGACCCTTGCCCAACGTGCCGCGGAACTGGTGATGCGGATCACGGCAATGTGTCGAGACCCGTCAAGGACGGGATTCGGATGCTGGATAGTGCGCTGCACTGGATGGAAGGACAACTAAGGGCGAAGATGAGGGCCTATTGACAGGTATGGCATAATATATATAGGGGCATAGTATTCGCATATATTCCCTCATGGTGCGCTCGCCTAGTGCGGGCTTTCTTATTCTGGCACTCCCGGCCATATTAGCAAACGCTAATAGAACGATATAGCGCCCCAAGCCCGGGGCAGATGGGAAGGAAACCGGGCGACTCCGGGGCTTGACCCGACCCGCGTTGCAAAATCCCGTAGCGCAATAAACCCGCACCAAACTGGAAATACTAGCGACGCCGGCAGGACGGTAATCGTCCATCGGGCGGACAGGCGCTTGGCCCTCGACATAGGGCGCGGGGAATACGGAGTGGCTTCCTGGGATGCCTAGCCACCGCCTTCGGCGATTGGTTGTAGGTCCAGGAGGATACGGGTCACGGCTGAAGGCAAGTAAATCAGTATTTCAGTATATGCAGGTTTCCGTATATTCGGGTTTTTGAATATTCGGAAAAATGAATATACAAATGACCATAAAAGGGACTCTGCAATGGCCTGCAAACCCAAGGGCAAGCGCCCGCCCAAACGCTAAGGAGCAAACCATGGCATTCACCGAATCCGCCCTCCAGGCCCAATACAGCGACCCCGCCACCAAGATCGTTGCCTTTACCCCGGTGAGCACGACCCATACTTCTGTTTCCGTTCAGAACAGCAACGCCACCCGGCACAAGTTCATTACCCTCCTGATCGCCCAGACCAATACGGCGGCGCAAGCCAAAACCGCTCTGGATGCAGCGGCGAACCTGTAACCCCTGTGGATAACTCCGCGTCCATCCGAAAGGAAACGCACTGTGGCCGCTCCTGTAGGCAACCATAACAAAGTTAAGAATCGGCCCTGGGCAGACGCCCTTAATCGGGCTATGGTGCGGTATCGCGGCGGGAAAGAGAATGCCCTTAATCTCATTGCCGATCAAACTGTTAAAGCAGCAATTAATGGCGACAGGTGGGCAATCGAGGAAATCGGCAATCGGCTGGACGGGAAACCCAAGCAACAAACAGAACTGACCGGCTTGGATGATGGGCCAATTCAGCTAGAGGAAATCCGCCGGACGATCATTGACCCGGCCAAATGATCCTAGACATCCCCACTCCAAGGTGGGCTCTGCCATTGCTGGCGGAAGCGAGGAACAAAGCGGCGTATGGCGGTCGAGGGTCTGGCAAAAGCCATTTCTTCGGCGAATACATCATTGAGTGTCACGCCACCAACCAGAGCGAAAGCACCGTTTGCGTCCGCGAGATTCAAAAGACGCTAGACCAGTCGGTCAAACGCCTGTTGGAACAAAAGATAGCTAAGCTAAACGCAGGCTATTACTTTGAGGTTCAGGACGCCAAGATAAAATCCACCTTGGGGGCGGGCGTCATAACCTTCCAAGGGATGCAGAACCACACAGCCGACTCTATCAAGTCGCTGGAAGGATATAAGCGGGCGTGGGTGGAGGAAGCGCAAACCCTGAGCGATTACAGCCTCAGATTGTTGAGGCCGACCATCCGTTTGCCTGGGTCTGAATTGCTGTTCTCATGGAACCCAAGATTCAAAACAGACCCCGTTGATAGGTTGTTTCGTAGAAACCCGCCTCCGCGTTCCGTGGTGGTAAATGTGAATTGGCGGGATAATCCGTGGTTTCCGGACGTTCTTCGGGCGGAAATGGAGCATGATTTTGCAATTGACCCTGACAACGCCGAACACGTTTGGAACGGTGCTTATGGCGCAGGGCAAGGGGCGATCCTAGCCCGCTGGATCAACAAGGCCGAGAGAGAAGGGCGCATTAGCAATGATGTTTCTTTCGATCCTGATGGAGCCCCGATTGAAATTTCGAGCGACCTGGGGTTCCGGGATACGGCTTCTTGGTGGTATTGGCAGCGCAAGCCCGGCGGGTTCTCCCTGCTCAAGTATGAAGGGGAATCGGGGCTCGATGCGGACGACTGGATTCCGCGCATCCAATGCAACCTGCTGGAGCTTGGCAAGCTTGGGAAGGTCTGGCTTCCGCATGATTCAAAGGCCAAGACATTCCAGTCCAAACATACGAGCTTTGAACGCTTCGCAAAGGCGTTTGGCCCCGCCCGTGTAGGGGTGGTTCCGGCCACAAAGAAAACCGACCAGATCAGCGCTGCCCGGGCCTTGATAGACTTATGCGAGTTCCACAAAGACTCGTGCGAGGCCGGGTTGGACGGGCTGAGCGCGTGGGAATACGAGTGGAATGAAGATCTAAATGTATTCAGCCGCGATCCTTTGCACAATTGGGCTTCGCACCCAGGAGACGCATTCTCGTATGGTTGCCAAGTGATGCAGGAATCCAAGCCGCCTGATGCGCCACCAGAACCAAAGTATCGGGAACAGCAGACCATCAACGAAATCATTGCAGACCTGAGACGGAAGCGGCTCAGCAGAGAGGAATGATATGAGTGCAGGGACAGACCCGACCGATGTCTATCACAACGGCGCATGGTACAACCGGAGCGGATTAAAGGATGCCGCGTCGGAGTACAACTCCATAGGGGCCGCCCCTCCTGTTGTCGCCCAAAAAGAGCCGCAGGGGTCGAATGCGCAATTGGCCCCCGTCTGCATGCCGGTTACGGCGGCGGGGACTTACACCGGCACAGGGGCCGCCCTTGATGTCAATCTCGGGTGGCGCCCGAAGTTTGTGATTGTCAAGTCGGAATCTGCCACGCAGGCGTGTTGGGTGACGCGACATACTTGGTTCGGCCGGGCCGGTCATTTCACCAATACGGCGTTTGAAGGTTCGGGCACTCCACTGACGATCACCACGACCGGGTTTTCCGTAGGCACGGCGGCAGATGTCAATACGGGCGCGGCTGTCTATCACTACTTCGCCATCCGTGATGATGGGTACGAGTGCATCCTGACCCGCGACCACGCCGGTAACACATCCGCGTCAAGAACCCTGGATTACTTCTCCGGGTATAGCCTTGCTGCGGCGATTTTCAAGCGCGACAACACGCAATATCCTTCGATCACCATTCCCTCTGGGGGTGCCGTCCTGGGTGATGGCTCGGCCGCAACGTCTTGCGTCATCAATTCCGATGGGACGATCACCGTTGGGCAAGGGTTGGATATCAATGTGTGGTCTGGGAGTTCTGGCGAATCTTGCGTTGCTCTTGGGATTGTTGCCAATCACCCGGCCGTCTATGTGACGACCTACACCGGCACCGCCGCGACCAAGAACATCACCACGCCATTTGACGAGATTGAATGTTTCCTCGCGTGGCCCCGCTCCACGGGAACTAGCCAAATTGGCATCATGTGGACAAGCACGCTGACGACGGCCGGACACTATTTCGCCCTTGGCGCCACGGCAAAGGTAACGACCGGTGCATCAATCGCGTCTGTAACGGGCGGGACGATCACCCTTGGAACCACTGGCGGCATGAACCAGAACGGGAAAAGCTACGTTCTGATTGCCTTCCGGAAGAACCGGGCCGGAGGGCAAACCGCATCCGGCCCCACTTCTCGCCCCCTGCGATCCACAAAGCACGTTGATCTTGAGGCTTCCGCTTACATCTCTTGCGGCACATCGGATACCCTGAAGATTGATGGTGCGATGACCATGGAGTGGTTCGGCGCGCACGGGGAAACTGGTGTGAATGGATGGACCCTTGGTGCGTCTGCGAACGACGAAACCAAACAGGCCCCGCTTATATGGCGCGGGGGTGGAGCTGACGGAATAGCCGGGAACACGTCTTGGGGAATGTTTGCGGGGCCGAATTACAACGGAAGCACCGTAATGCAATCTGTGTTCGTGGCCGTTTGCAACTTCTTCGACATCCCGCAGGTCTTCGGGTCTTACGATCTGGATGCCAATCAGCCCTGGGTGACGGGCGTGTCCTTCCCCGGGAACCGATTGCAACACATTTGTGTCACCCACAATGGGTCAGGGTATTGGCGCGTCTACGTGGATGGGATGCTGGTGAAGGAGCGTAACCGGGATATGTTGTCTGCGTCCACCCCGAGGGCAAACATTGCCAGTGGCAGCGGGCATACCACGGTAATCAACGGGCGCAAGCGGGCCGGAGGCACTCCAGACCATACCGGATATCGGATGGGGTTCTACATGGCCCGTATTTACTCCAGGGCGCTTACCTCGGGCGAGGTATGGCAAAACTACAACGCGCTATTCAACGACAACACCCTTTCGGTTGTCACTGGCTACACGGAGGAATGGAAAGCCTCCGGCGCTACCGGATCTTCCCTCCCCGCCACGGTTTCGTCTGCCAACAACGGCACGATTACCGGCACGTTTGAAATCGTCTCGTAATGTCCGAATCCTTTGAACGCAAAGAAGACGCAGGGAAGCCTCCTGCGGGAATAGTCTCGCGCTGGCTGGCAGAACTTCGCTTGTCGGAAAACGAGGAAAAGGAGTGGCGCAAGTCTGCGGAGGCTGCTTACAAGCGCTATAGGGGGGCAAACGTCGCCCGTGACGGCAAGGCGAACGCAGGCATGAATATCCTGTGGTCGAACACCGAGACCCTGCGGCCCGCGCTCTACAACTCCACCCCCAAGCCAGATGTCCGGCGCAGGTTCAAGGATGCCGACCCCATCGGGAAATACGTGTCGGACGTGTTGGAGCGGGCCCTTTCGTTCTCCAACGACGACGAAGATTTCGATGACAAGATCGTGGGGTCCGTCCTCGACATGCTTCTCCCCGGGCGCGGAGTGTGCCGGGTCCGTTATGTCCCGTCATTCCGCAAAACCCAAGGTCCGGATGCTGTGGAACATGACGAAGAGGCCGAGGAACCGACGCACGAACGTGGAGAAGGCATAAACGAGGAAGTGGCATGGGAACAGGTCGCCACTGAGACCGTCCATTGGGCTGATTTCCGTCGCGGGCCTGGCAAGAAGTGGGACGAGATTCCGTGGATTGCCTTCAGGCATCGCCTGACCCGTGAGCAGTTGGAAGAGAAATTCGGCGATATCGGGAAAGATGCCCCGCTCGAAGAGTGTGACCTTGGGGACGAGTCCGAGAAGGACGATCACCTCGACAAAACCGTATTCAAGCGGGCGACGGTCTGGGAAATCTGGTGCAAGGATGACCGGGAAGTCATCTGGATACACCCGAACATGCCGGATCAGCCGCTTGGGAGTGATTCGGACCCGTTGAACCTTGTTGGGTTCTTCCCGATCCCCCGCCCGCTGATGGCGACAGAGGATACGGATTCCCTTGTCCCTGTAACGCTGTTCAGCCTCTACAAGAGCCAGGCGGAAGAGATTGACCGGCTGACGGTGCGGATTCAACGCATCATTGGGGCGATCAAGGCGCGGGGCGCCTATGACTCTTCGCTAGGACCTGCCCTATCTGAAATCCTGAAGGGTGAGGACAACGAATTTACCCCTGTGGCTGCGCTGGCCTTTGCGGAAAAGGGCCTGGATAAGGCGATTTGGTTCGCCCCGATAGACCAACTGGTCAAGGTTCTGGTAGAGCTTATCAATCAGCGGAACGAACTTAAGCAGGTCATTTACGAAATCACCGGCATCTCCGACATTCTACGGGGGGCCACGAATGCCAACGAAACCGCCACGGCACAACAGATCAAGAGCCAGTGGGGGTCGCTCCGGCTGCAACGGATGCAACGGGATGTGCAACGCTTCGTCCGCGACCTGATGCGGATCAAGGCTGAAATCATCGCGGAGAAGTTTTCCCCGGACACGCTTAGGCTGATGACTGGCATCCAACTGCCGACCGCGCAGCAAAAGCAAATGATGGAGATGCAGGGCCAACAGCTTCCCATGCCGTCTTGGGAAGAAGTGATTCAGGTCATGAAGGACGATTCGTTGCGTTCCTTCCGCATCGATATCGAAACCGATTCGACCGTGCAGGCGCAGATTGCCGAGGACCAACAGGCTTTCGCGCAGGGCATCCAGGCGATCACCGGATTCCTGACGGCGATTGGAACTGCAGTTCAAGTGCAGGCGTTCCCGATTGAGGCCGTAAAGGCGATTTGCATGGCTTGGGTGCGGAGAACAAAGCTCGGCCGGGAAGTGGAAGACGCGTTGGAAGGCATTAAAGCCCCGCAGCCCCCACAACAACCCGAGGACAACTCCGCGCAGGTTGAGCAGATGCGCATGCAACAGGAGGCACAGATCAAGCAGGCCGAAATGCAGCAGGCTCAACAGATCAAGGCCGCCGAACTGCAACACGCGCAACAGATGGAGCAGTCCCGCCAGTCCCATGAAGCCGCTTTGGAAGACAAGCGGATGGGGGCCGAGATGAGAAAGGCGCAGGCCGACCTAGAAATCAAGCGGATCGAAGCGCAGATCAAGCAAACCGAACTCCAGCTAAAGCACATGGAACTGCAATTGCGAGAGAAGGAAATCGACCAAAACGGAAGCATGGAAGTCCGCCGTATCGAGTCCGACGCGGAAGCCAAACGGGAAGCCAAGGCCGAGAAAGCGGAGAGCGAGTAATGCCCCCCCTGTACGAGTCGTTATGCCATCGGTGCAACAAGATACATACCTACTGGTCGAAGGCCGATGCCCGGCTGAACACGCCCGAATGTTGCGGCGAGAAAACGGAGAAAGTGATTCTCTCCGCGCCCATGGGAATCGTGGATATTCCTGCTTACGTGTCGCCCGTGTCCGGTCGCCTGATCAACTCCAGAACCCAACGGAACGACGATCTTGCCCGCGCCGGGTGCCGACCGTGGGAAGGTATGGAACAGGAAACCAAGGAAGCCGCACGGCAGAAGGCATACGAGGAACAGAAAGCAGACAAGGTGATTGATAAGGCGCTTGGCGACACTCTCGCCGCGCTGACCGCGTAACGCTCACGTCGGGAGACGTTGGCATCTCGGGGGCTTCGGCCCCTTTTTCATGGCACGTCGGGAGACGTTCCGATCCTTCTAGGAGATACCGTGGAAGACCTCGACATGGGCACCGGAGATGCCGGCCAGTCCGACAGTTGGGAAAACGCACTTGAAGTTAGCGTCACCGAACATTTCGACGCCCCCCCCGCCGAGGAACCGGCAGAGAAGAAGCGGGGCAACCCCTACCGGGCAGAGGATGGGAAGTTCTCATCCAAACCCGATGAACCGCCCCCCGTTGAAGCGGCTGAAACTCCCCCCGTGGAGCCCGCCAAGCCCATCTGGAAGCCCTCCAGTTGGAAAAGCGAAGAACTGAACGGATGGGAAGCCATCCCTGACCATATCCGCCAAGCCGTAGAGCGGCGGGAACGAGAAATCACGCAGGGGCTTGAGTCGTCCGCCCGTGAGCGGCAATTCGCCCGCCAGGTGCAGGAAGCAGCCGGCCCCTACATGCAGCAATTGCAGTCCATTGGAGTCAATCCCGTGGATGCATACAGGGAAGCATTGCAAGCCGTTTCCCTGTTGTCCTCTCCTGATCCGAACGTCCGCGCATCCATGATTCAACGCATGGCCCAGCGATGGAACGTTCCGCTAGGGGGAGAACAAACGCAACAACAGTTCCAGACTGACCCGAACTATTCGGCCACTCAAGCGGAATTGGCGCAGTTGCGAAACACGTTGGCGCAGATGCAGCAAGCACAGAGACAGAGGGAAGAAGACTCCCTCCGCCAAAGCATTCAAACCTTCGCGCAGTCCCGGCCCCACTTCGAGACGTTGCGCCCCGTCATGGCTGATCTGATGCAGCGTGGCGAGGCATCGACCCTTGAAGAGGCTTACGACAAGGCTTTCGGGTCCGTCAAAACCCTGTTTGCTCAGCAGGAAGAGCAGAGGCAGGCAGAGGCGGCAAAGAAGGCTGCGGAAGCGAGGAAGGCGGCGGCAGTGAATGTGCAAAGCCGTCCCGCGCCGGCACAAACCGCACCAAAGCCCAAAACCTGGGAAGAGGGATTGTTCAACAAGTTTAACGACTCTCTTGCCGCTTGAATTAGGAGCCCATCATGGCATCTCCCGGAACTACCATTCTCTCGTCCAGTTGGACCGAGTTGATTTCCTCGACGTGGCGCGACCACAAAAAGGACATCGCCAATCAGATCGAAGGCCACAATGCCCTGCTCCGTTATCTCAACGAGGGCGGCCGCAAACGCATGGTTGATGGCGGCCTTTCCATCGTTGCCCCGCTGGATTACGGTACCAACAACACCGTCCAGCGTTACAGCGGTTATGACACCCTGAACGTCGGCGCGTCCGATGTCATCTCTTCGGCGGAATTCGCCTGGAAGCAGATGGCGGCGAACGTCGTCGCGTCCGGCTTGGAACTTCGTACCAACAGCGGGAAGCATCAGATTTTCAACCTCGCCAAGGCACGGATGAAGAACGCGATCCGTTCCCTGTCCAACCAGCTTGCTTCCGATATCTATTCGGACGGCACCGCCGCCAACCAGATTGACGGCCTGCAAAAGATCGTGGCCGATGCGGGTACGGGCACTGTGGGCGGCATCAACTCCACCACGTATTCTTTCTGGCAAAACGTGGTGCAGTCTGCGGCGTCTCCCCTCCAGGGCGGTTCCGCGATCACCCCGTCTGCGGCAACCATCGAGTCTCTGATGCTGCCCCTCTGGCTGCGTCTGACTCGCGGCAACGATATGCCCAACATCATCGTGGCCGATCAAACCTACTTCACCTATTACGAACAGTCCCAAACCTCGCTGAAGCGTTATGCGCCGAGCGACGAGGGCAAGGGCGGTTTCGTCAAGATGAAGTACAAGACCGCCGATGTGATCTTTGACGGCTCCGGCCTGGTTCCGTCCGCGCACATGTATTTCCTGAACACGGATTATCTGGAATGGTGTGTGCATCCCGATGCCGATTTCGAGGCGGTCCCCGAGATTCGCCCGGTCAATCAGGATGCCACCGTGATCCCGATCCTGTGGCAGGGCAACCTCACGACCTCCGGCCGGAAGTTCCTCGGCCTGGTCAAAGCCTAAAGGAGAAATACCATGGCATACACCATTTCCGATCTGGTCGGCGCGCAAGCCATCGCCGAAACTTCCACCGTGGCAAATCATCCCCTTGGCTTCGTCGTCAAGGGCGTGGACCCCACCTACGGGCCGGCGGAGTTCATCTATCTTCTGGGCGTGGCATCCACGACCGTGGGTAGTCCCGTCACCTACTCCCTCTCCACCTACCAAACCGCTCTGGCCCCGGTCGGCACCAACAAGCCGGAACCCATCGCGGTTGCCATGTCGGCCAACGTCGCCAGCCAATATGGCTGGTATCAGATCAGCGGCCAAGCCGTGGTTGCCAAGTCCTCGGCAACCTCCCTGGCTGCGGGTGCCGCGGTGGGCGTCAAGACCATCGGCTTCATCGCTGCGACCGGTTCCGGCAAGGAACTGCAAGGGGCGCTGGTGGCTGCGGTCGCCTCCGCCGCTTCCGGCCGGACCACCGTGCGCGTGATGATCAATCGTCCTCACATGCAAGGGCGCATCACCTAAGTCCTGTGGATTCTTCCCTCCCCTTCCACAAGAGGGGGAGGGGGGAATCCCATAGGAGAACAAGTGCAAATCTTCGCCAATGACGTAGCATTGCGCTACCGGCATCCGGGCGCATCGGATGATCTAGTTATTCCGGTGCATATGGTCTGCAATACGCCGGATGAAGTGCTGATTCGGAACATCACCGAGAATTCCCGGCTCGACAAGGAGTGGCTGCAAGCCTCCGACCCGCACAACGGAATTGCCGTGATCTGCGGTTCCGGGCCGTCAATTGCTGACACGCTGGAAGAAGTCCGGTCCTGGCGTGGCAAGGCGACGATTTTTGCTTTGAACGGCTGCGCCCGTTTCCTTGCGGAGAATGGCACCCTTGCCGACTATCAGGTCATGTGCGATGCCCGCCCGGAGAACGTGGAACTCATCGGCCCGGCAAGACAGCGCCTGTTTGCCAGCCAGTGCGACCCGATCATGTTTCGCATGGACCCGGATGCCATTCTCTGGCACCTGCAAATTGGGGAGATAGAGGATTACTTCCCGGCGTATGAAAATCCATATGTCTTGATCGGCGGGGCGGCGAGTGTCGGGAACACGGCGGGATGCCTGGCCTACGCCATGGGGTTCCGGGAAATTCATTTTTACGGCATGGATTCCAGTCACCGAGATGGACAGGGACACGCATTCCGCCAACGGCTGAACGACGGCGACCCTACGTGCATCGTGGAGTGGGGCGGCAAGACCTATCTTGCGTCCCTGACCATGCGCCACCAAGCGGAGAAGTTCATGGAAACCGCCAAGGCGCTAGAAGAGGGAGGGGCCAGTGGGTTTGTGCATGGCTCCGGTCTGCTTCCCGACATCTGGAACGCGCCGAAGATGGACGAAGCGGAGAAGTATCGGGCCATGTGGGGCCACGACATCTATCGGCAAAGATCTCCGGGGCAAGAGGTGGCCCATGTGTTCCTGGAGCACGCTAAACCAAAACCCACTGATCTGGTGGCCGACCTCGGCTGCGGCACCGGCAGGGGCGGTCTGGAGATTGCCAAGCATTGCAATGTGGTCCTTGTGGATTTCGCCGAGAACAGCCGGGACGAAGCGGCGCAGCGGTTGCCCTTCGTGAAAGCCGACCTATCCAAGCACGTCCCCGTCAAGGCGGATTTTGCCTATTGCTGCGATGTGTTGGAACACATCCCGCCCGAAAAGGTGGATTGGGTGCTTTACAACGTGTTCGATGTGGCCCCCAAGGCATTTCTTCAAATCTCACTGGTTGATGACGCTCTTGGATTTCTCATCGGCCAGCGGCTTCACTTGTCTGTCCATCCTTTTGAATGGTGGAGGGACAAGCTCCAGGGCTTCGGAAGGATGCTGTATTGGTCCGACCTGGGCGACACCGCAATATTTTTCGTTGAAAGGGATTTCACCACATGATTAGCCAAATGGAAGCGCGGCCACCTTACATCACCTTCGAATATCGGGAGGTGGAGGACCGCGACGCTTCGATCGATAAGGGGCACTACGTCACCAAGAGCAAGGCTTTCGTTATCGTCACCGTCCCCGGGACCCGGGGAGAGACGTTCGAGGGCATCGCGGAGGAATGGTTGGCGCGGAAACGGGACGAAGCCAACAACGGAAACATTCCGATGGAATGGTCCGACTCGTTTCAGCGCAAGTATGAAATGTGGCAGAAAAACGAGGAAATCCCGGAAAGCGGAATTCCGATCAAGACATGGCCAGTCCTGTCTCCTGCCGAACGCTCGATTGTCCTGAATGCGAATATCAGGACGGTCGAGGATCTGGCGCAATGCACGGAACAAGGGATTGCGACCCTCGGCATGGGTGGGCGGACGCTGAAGGATAAAGCGGTGAATTGGCTGAAAGCTGCCAACGACACCGGGAAAGCCGCGATGGAACTGTCGGCGCTGAAGGCCGAACTCACCGACACCAAACAACTGTTGCAAGACGCCATTGCGACCATTCAGGAACTCAAGGCCCAACTCCCCGAAGAGAAGCGCCGCGGGCGTCCGCCGAAACTTGAGGCTGCGTAATGTCCCTGCTCTCCATCGCCCAAACAGCGTTTGACAGGATCGGATTGACCCGGCCAAACGCGGTCGCCACGTCATCTGACGCGCAAATCATTCAGCTCATGGCCCTGATCAATGAAGAGGGCCGGAAGCTTTCCACGGGCGAATCCGTCGCGCGCCCGTATGACTGGTCGGCGATGCAGGCGGAAGCAAGTTGGACCGCTACCGCTACCGAGGATCAGGGGGCGATTGCAACCATCGCTCCGGGGATTCGTTTCATCATCAATGGGACAATTTTCAACAGGACGCTGCGCCGCCCTGTCCCCGGTCCCCTCGGGCCACAGTCATGGCAACTGTTGAAAGCGGCCAACGTCACCGGCCCCTATCCACAATGGCGGCTCCGGGCGGGCCGGCTCATCATGCAACCCGTTCCGAACGCGGGGGACAGCATCTATTTCGAGTATCAGACTTCCTATTGGGCGCAGAACTCGGGTGGAACCTCCATCGCCCAATTCTCGGCCGATGACGACGCGTCTCTCTTGGATGAAGAATTGCTGATCCAAGGCACAATCTGGCGGTGGAAGAAATCCAAGGGGCTGGACTACGAACAGGATTTCGCGGAGTACAAGGCATCTGTCCTGACCGCAATGTCTCGAGATGGCGGTAAGGCGACACTTGACATGGGCGCACCGCAATACCGGACGGGCGTCATTCTCGTTCCGCAGTCTCCTGGCATCACCCCGATTCCGTGAAAGAGGTTCGCAGCAAATCCGGCGTTCCTGTGGCACCGGGCAGGCGCGTTAGCACAACCGCCTCCGTTCCCGCCCCGGTCGGGGGGTGGAACAAGAGGGATTCCGCTGCAGAAATGGCGGCAACGGATGCCGTCCTGTTCTCCAACTTCTTCCCCCTGCCGTCAGATGTCATGGTCCGAAAAGGATGCACGAATTGGACAACCGGGATAACGGGGACCGTTGAAAGCCTAATGCCCTATGCCAATGCATCGGCATCCAAGCTCTTTGCAGCGGCCGGAACGGCTTTTTATGATGCTTCCGCGCAAGGCGCGGTCGGGGCGGCCGTGCAATCGGGCCTGACCAATGCCCGCTGGTATCACATCAACATGGAAACCTCCGGTGGGCAGTATCTCTACTGCTTCAACGGGACGGACAAGCCGAGGCTTTACGATGGATCGGCATGGACGGCAATCGATGGTGCGTCAACGCCGGCAATCACCGGGGTTACAACGACGACTCTAGTCTATCCGCACATTTTCAAGCGTCGGTTGTGGATGGTGCAGACAGGCACGACCAAGGCATGGTATCTACCCGTTGATTCCATTGGGGGGGCAGCGAGTTCCTTCGATTTTGGTCCTTTGTTCCCCAACGGGGGATATCTGCAAGCCCTTGGTTCCTGGACCTTGGACGCTGGCGAAGGGGTGGATGACCTGCTCGTCGCCGTGTCGTCTCAAGGGGATGTTGTTGTCTACAAGGGCACGGACCCGTCTTCGTCCACCACCTGGAGCATGGTCGGGGTTTGGTCCATCGGCTCGCCTCTCGGACGGCGTTGTTTGGTCAAGTGGGGCGGGGATTTGCTGGTGATCTGCAAGGACGGATTGCTGCCTTTCTCAAAAGCCTTGATGTCGTCCCGCGTAAATACGAAATCCGCCCTAACCGACAAAATACAAAAGGCGATTTCGGACGACACCACCAGTTATCAAAGCCAATTCGGATGGCAGGTTATCCCCTACCCGTCGGAAAACATGCTTGTCCTGAACGTCCCGACGAGTTCAACGGCTTCGAAACAATACGCCATGAATTCGATCACTTCGTCGTGGTCTGGAGAATGGACGGGGTGGAATGCCGTATGCTTCGCGCTCTATGGGGACGACCTGTATTTCGGAACCTCCGGGAAAACGTGCAAAGCGTGGTATGGGAACAATGATGCGGGCACCAACATCGTGGCCGACGGGCTCCCCGCGTTCTCCTACTTCAAGACTCCCGGCGCACTGAAGCACTTCAAGCTCGTTCGCCCAATCTTGGCGACGGACGGAAGTCCTGGGGTGCTTTTGGGATGTAATGTGGATTTCGATACCACCGCGCCCGCCGGGGTGCCGACCTTCACCAGTTCGACGGCAGGGGTATGGGATTCCGCCTTGTGGGACTCCGGCATCTGGGGCGGCGACCTTGCCATTAAGAAGGACTGGCAAACCATCGGCGGAATCGGGTATTCCGGGGCGTGCCATCTAAAGATCGCCACGGCAAATGAAGAATGCCATTGGGTATCGACTGATTATGTCTATGAGGTCGGGGGCGTGATCGGGTGATTTCCACGGACTCGGGTCTTATTGGCCCGTGGGTGGCGAAGAAGGTTCGTGGTGTTTGGCATCCCGATGGTTCGACCTGCATCGGGAATGTTGTGGAGGGGCAGATAAGGGCGGGGGTGTGGTTCGAGGCATATAACGGCGCTTCGATCACTGGACATATTGCCATCGAACCGCATGGACTGACCAAGACGTTTCTATTCGCAATCCTGCATTACCCCTTTGTGGTGTGCGGGGTCAACAAGATCATTGCTCCGGTTGGCCCGGAGAATGAACCATCGCAATCGTTTTGCAGAAAGCTAGGTTTCCGCCTGGAAGCGACCTTATCGGACGCCCATCCGCACGGGGATTTGTTGCTCTACACATTGAGACGTGCAGACTGCAAATATCTGGAGATGAACCATGGGTAAGGATGGCGGAAGCGCACCGGCAGTCCCGGACTATTCGGCACTGGCGAAGGAACAGGCCGCGCAGAATCTCAAGCTTTTGCGTGCCCAAACCGAAGCGAACCGGGTAAATCAGGTCACCCCTTATGGGAATCTGACCTACACCCACAATCCGAATCGGACGTTCGACCAAACTGGCTACGACAAGGCCATGCAGGACTACGAACGTCAGATGGACGCCTACACGCAAGCCCCGTCCTCCGGGGTTGACCGGTTCTCCGGGCTTACGCCGGACATGACCGGAGGCTCGACGGTATCCGCCATTGGCAACGCCCCCATGATGCCCGTCCGGGAGAACTACTATTCCGGGTCGCAGGACGGCGGATGGACCGCCAACACCACCCTTTCCCCCGATCAGCAGGCAATTCTCGACGCCAACGAGAAACTAGCCCAAACGAACCTTGGCACCGCACAACGGTTTTCCGAAGGTTACGACCCCACGCTCAATATGGGCGACCTCCCTTCGACGCGCATCAATCCAGGCGAAACCTACACCGATGCCGCGCTTCGCTTCCTGCAGCCCCAATGGGACAGACAGTCCGAAGCGGAACGAACCAGGCTTGCCAACCAAGGGATTACCCTTGGGTCGGATGCTTATTCCGCGGCGAATCGTGATCTGAACGACCGGCTAGACCGGGAACGCATTCAGACCACCATGCTAGGTCTCGACAAGGACCAGAGTGCGCGGGCAAATGCCTTCAATGAACAAGTCGCCGCGGGGAACTACGGGACCAACGTCATGAATGCCCTGCGTTCCGGCTCCCAGGTCACCAACCCAGGATTCGTCTCCGTGCCTTCGCAGGGGTACACGCCAGGACCGGACCTTCTTGGCGCGGCGCAGCAGACCTACAACGGACAGCTTCAGAACTACAACGCAAGCGTTGCGTCTGACAATTCCATGATGGGCGGGCTTTTTGGGCTTGCGGGAAGTGCGCTCAGTGGCGGCGGGCTTGGTGCCCTCGGGGGGCTGTTTGGCGCTTCCAGCGTTGCCGCCCCTGCTCTGATGCCTTTTGGATGGAGCTAACAAGATGCCCAATACTGCCAACTACGGCCCTATGACCATGGACCCTTATGCCGCCGATGAGCAGTCCATCGAACGGCAACGCCAAATCGCGCAGGCGCTCATGGCGCGGGGGATGAAACAGGACTACGGCAGCACCCCAATGGTGGGCAATATGGCTGTTCGGCGTTCTCCGCTGGAAGGCTTGGCGGGGATGCTGCAAGTGTGGAACGCAAACCAAATGATGACCCGTGCCGACGAGCGGGAAAAGGCGATCCAGCAGCAGCGTATGGGCGACTTCCAGTCCGACATGCAGTCCGTTTCCCAAGCCGCGCAGGGCACCCCGGAAATCCCCGTCCCCTCGGAAGAAGCGGGCGGCGGTCCCGGTCGCCCCGCCATGCCGGGAAGCAAGCAGGCAATGATTGCCGCCATGCTCTCCGGGCGCACTCCGCAGATTCAGCAGATGGGGATGCAATACCAAATGCGCGACCTGTTCCCGGAGCCTGTTGTCGTCGGCCGGTCTTTGCTCGACAAGAACAGCGGGAAGATCATCGGTCAGGATGCGACTTGGCAATCCGAACAGGAAGCGGCCCGGATTGCCGCAAGCGAGGCCCGGAAAGAGAAGGCCGAAGAACAGCGGCGCAGGGATGCGGATGCTTTCGAGAACCGCAAAGCCCTGATGGGGATCGCCGCCGGCATGAAGCAACCGCCGGCCCCGCACCCTGTCACCATCGTTGATCCAGATGGCCGGCAGGTGGTGATTGACGCGCGCACCGGGCAGAAATACGGGTTGTCGCCTGGCGACGTGAAACTGCAAGGCGCGTTCAATCAGGACACCGCAGCCCTTCAGGGCGCGACCAATTCCATGGATCGGCTTGCAATTGCCGCAAACGAGGCAATGACTCACCCCGGCTTGAAAGGCGTTACCGGATTGCGCGGAGCAATTCCCAACATCCCCGGAACCAATGCGGCAGACGCTCAAGCCAAACTGAACACCCTGAAATCTCAGGTAGCGTTCGGGGTGCTTCAGGACATGCGGAACAACTCCAAGACGGGCGGCGCGCTCGGGGCCGTGTCAGATGCGGAAGGCAAGCGGCTGGAAGCCAACCTTGCGGCCCTGGAGAACGCCCAATCCTACGAACAAATGCGCGAAAGCCTCGGCAAGATCATCGAATACACGGAAGGGGCCAAGCAGCGGCTTAGAAATGCGTACAACATGAAGCACGGCGACAAGGCACAGAGTATGCCAATGCCTGACCCTGGCAGCTCCGGGGAATGGTCAATCAAGCGGGTGCAATGATGGCAAAGTTTCAGATAACCGGCCCCGATGGGGCAACTTATGAAATCACCGCCCCGGATACCGCGTCCGAAAAGGACGTTATTGCCTACGTGCAAAGCAACCTGAAAGCCACCAAGCAAGACACCTACGACCCGACTTCCGGCATGTCCGGGACTGAAAAGTTCCTTGCCGGGGTTGGCAAAGGGTTTGCAGACCTTGGGCGCGGGGTTGGGCAAATGGTTGGTGCGGTCGATAGAAAAGACGTTGACGAAGCCAATCGCCGGGACAAAGCCCTGATGAACACCGGCGCAGGATTTGCCGGGAACATCACCGGGAATCTTGCCGCATTCGCCCCCGCTGCATTGATCCCGGGCGCAAACACCCTTGCCGGATCGGCACTGATCGGGGCTGGGTCAGGGCTTCTCCAGCCGGTTGGGGAACATGATAGCCGCATCGGCAATACTGTACTAGGCGCGGCAGGGGGGGCGCTCGCCAAGGTTGGAACCGATGCTATTGGAAGATTGGTTCGTCCTGTGCAGGCGCAGCTAACGCCGGAACTAGAAGCCCTGGCGCAAAAAGCCAAGGCCGCCAAAATTCCCCTGGATGCTGCGGACATGACCGGATCGCGTCCGCTCAAGGTGATGCGCTCCGTAATGGAATCCATGCCTTTGACTGCGGCCAAGCAAGCCGAACTTAACGAAGCCAAGCGGCAGGCTTTCAACCGCGCCGCCCTGGATACCATCGGGGAAACGGCAGACAAGGCCACGCCGGACGTGCTCAACGCTGCGCGCACCCGGATCGGACAATCGTTCAACGATCTTGCCAGGCGGAATGATGTGCAACTCGGAAACGATTTTCTGACCGCCATTGCCAATATCGATGCTTCTCGCAATCCATTTTCGGCCGGCAAGATTGGCGACGTTGTGGATAAGGCGCTTGACCTTGCCGCCTCCGGGAAAATCTCCGGGACCGACTATCAGAAAATCCGCTCAACGCTCGGGAAGCAGGCAAAAGACGCTTTCAACTCCGGGAACAGCGAAACCGGTCAAGCCCTGAAATCCTTGCGGAACGCCCTGGACGATGCCGCCGGGAATTCCATCGCTCCCGCCGATCAAGCGGCATGGAAGCAAGCCAGGTCGCAATGGCAAGCCCTGAAGGTGTTGGAAAAGGCCGCGTCCCCTACGTCTGCTGATGCGGTGGTCGGAAACGTAAGCCCGGCGAAACTGGCGCAATCCATGGTTTCGTCCGACCGGCAGGGATTCACCTATGGGACGACCAACCAAGACAAGCTGGCCGACCTGGCGCGGATTGGGCAAGCGTTCATCAAGGAGCAAATCCCCAACAGCGGCACCCCAGAACGGGCATTCATGCAGCGGATGCTTGAAAACCCCATCAATGCTTTATGGCAGCAAGGGGTAGGGGGCGCTTCAATTCCTGTGCAAAAGATACTGAACAGCCAGGCGGGGAAGGCGTATTTGACGCAAGGCCCGGTTGATCCAAAAGTCAAGGCCATTGCCGACCTGTTGCAGCGCGGATCAATTCTAGGAGGGGCGACGGCTCCCGCCTATTTGTCTCAGTAATAGGCGCTTGACCTTGCCTTCCGGGTAATACCGCTGAAACAGCATTTTCATCGGCAAGGCAATCAGGCCAAACAGCACCAAAGCCCCTAACGGGCGAAGCATTACCGAAATCAGCCAAGCACTCATCGGAAGCCCTCCGGGGCTTTTCCCATTTCAGGAGTCCGCATTATGCCCCGTTCCTCTGGCACCTACAGTTTGCCGGCCGGAAATCCGGTTGTCACCGGCACGACGATTTCCGCAACCACGCACATTAGCACGCTGTCAGACATCGCTACGGAATTGACCAACTCCCTCCCCCGGGATGGTCAGGCGGCCCCCACGGCGAATATCCCAATGGGGGGATACAAGTTCACGAACGTCGGGAACGGGTCGGCGCGAACGGACTCCGCGTCTCTCGGGCAGATTCAGGATTCCGCATATCTGTGGCTGACCTCCGTCTCTGGGTCAGACACGATTACCGCATCCGTTACACCCAACATGACCGCCTACGCCAGTGGGCAGAGTTTTTGGTTCGTGTCAGCGGGTGCCAATACCGGCGCAGTAACGATCAACATCAATTCCATTGGCGCGAAAAGCATCACCAAATTCGGGTCCACGGTCCTGGCGGCAGGGGATATTCCCTCTGGGGCGGTCTGTGAGATTACGTATGATGGGACTCGCTTCCAGCTTGCCCACGCCTATACCGTCGTGGCGGGACAGTTGTCCGATTCCATTGTTTCCGATCTGACGACGGTCACCATTGCATCCGATGACTATGTAGCGATTGCCGACACATCCGACAGTTCCAAGAAAAAGAAAGCCCTTGTCTCGGATATCACCGCCTTATCCCCGCAGCTCTCCAGCCATCGCGGGTTGAAGATCGTCAACAACAGTTCCAACCCGAATTATCAACTCGACATTACAGCAGACGAGATCATCGTCAAGAATGCGGCATCGGCGGGGGCGATCCTGACATCCTTCTCCGCGACGGTCGATATTACGGCCTCCGGAGTGAATGGCCTGGATACTGGTTCCGAGGCTTCCGGGACGTGGTATTACATCTGGGCGATCTATGACGGGACCAACAAGAAAGGGTTGCTCTCGACCTCGTCGTCATCTCCAACGATGCCCGGTGGCTATACCCATAAGACACTGCTTGGCGCGATCTACAACAACGGGTCGAGCAACTTCGTGAAGATCGCTCAGCGCGGAATGAGGGTCGGGTGCGAGCCTCAACTCGCGCAGGACGGCGCGACCGGGCAAACGTCCTACACATCCCTAAGCCTGGCGAACTACATCCCCCCCATTGCCGCAACTGCACGAGGGAACATGGGGCCGAAGAACAACGGACTACGGGGCATGGTCATTGCAGCGGACGGGAACGGGGTGGGGGCGTGCGCAATGGTTCCGGGCACCGCTGCATCCCCATTGGATGGATTTGTGAATGCCGGGACGTACAGCGTGGAACTCATCACCGCGCAAACCATTTATTGGAAATCCATCGATAACAACGCAAACAACTATTCCATAAACGTCACCGGCTGGTCATACTCATAGCAGTGGAGAGGTCATGCTTACCCAAGAAGACGAAGAACAAATATCGAGAATTATCCGTTCAACTCTTTACGCCGGGGAACAATATGTCGGACCGGAAAGACGAACCGCCAAACCAATCCACGAAGAAGTCATGGTCACTCTCGCCGAAATGGCAGCAGAGAGGGCACTTAACCATGTTTATACCGCCATTGGGAAATCAGTCCTCACAAAAGCTCTATGGGTGGTTGGGGCGGCTTGCTGTTCGCTTGCTGCTTGGCTAGCCGGAGCGGGGCACTTGAAGGGGTAGAGCATGCCGAAACTTTCCGGTCTGCTGTGGGACTACGTTCCCGACAAACAAGCCATGCAGGGCATGGGAAACGATCTGCTTGCCGCGCTCAACAGAGGCGGCATTACGGCGGTCCTTGGTGCGCCCGTGGACATTGCCAATCAGGCCGTCAACCTCGGGAAAGCCCTGTACGGCTACGCCGGGAACAAGGCGGGGTTGTTGTCTGCCGACCAGATGCCGCAGCTAGACGATCGCCCCATCGGAGGATCTGAATGGATCGGGCAGAAGATGCAGGATGCGGGGCTGATCAACAACAATCGGAACGCGGTGGCGGAACTGCTGTCCGGGATGATCATGCCTGGGGCGATGCTGAAAGGCGGGGTGAAGGCGAACCAGGCGATGGATGCCGCAATTGCAAACGCGCAGAGGCCGAACACGCTGAACACGCCGGGGTACAAGGGGCAGCGGGGGGCGGCGGCATTGCCGGATTTGCCGATGGATGAAGAGTCAAGGATGGAACGGATGAAGTCCCTTGGTCTAGAACGAGGATGGTATCGAGGGGGGCCACAGCCGAACGAAGCAGGGAACAAAACCGGAAACTTTTACACCCTTTCCCCGGACGAGGCTGCGGGCTACGCCAAAAGGTTCAAAAATCCAGATGTACGAGAATACGCGATCCCCACTGGGCCATATCTGCAATCCGACCGAGGGTATAAGCCGCGCCTTGGAGAGGCTCTTGCAAAGATTCTTGAGGACCCGTATTACGGTAAGGAAGGCGCGCGCCTAGCCAAAGAATTTCGATCGTATGGCCCGGACGAATACATAAACGGATCGGCGATCATGCAATCGCTAGAAGCCGCATTTGGCAATCAGGGCATGGGCGAAGTGCTAGACAAGCTGAAGTATTTCAAGGGGGCGATGGGCCACCTGAATAATGGCGAAGTGCAGCTATTCCCTAGTGCCATGGTCCGCGACGCGAATAAGGCAAAGTTTGACCCGGCCGCGTCAATGAAAAACGACATCTATGGACACGCCACGCCTGGCGGGATGGCGGCAACAGCCGCTACCTCCCTTGCGGGTCTTCTGGCCCTCCGCCGTATCCTGGATGACGAAGGAAAAAAACAGTAGCACCGGTTCCCGATTCCTTGACGTAGGCGTAATCAGCATTTCCGCAGGTGCAGCAATTTGAAAGGTGTTTGGCTTCCTCGATGTTTTCGACGGTCGCCATGTAATGGCGGTTTTTGTGTCCGAGCTTGAAGCGGACTGCATAGACGTGGAACATTACCGCCTCCCTGGATGAGCCGGCGCAACGCCAGCACGGCGAAGCGCCCGGCGAACGGACGAAACCGCCACCTTGCAACTTCGGGCGGCGGAAGAAATGGTCGCGCCATTCCTGACGAGGGCGATGGCGCGATCCACGGCGGATGATTGTCGGCCGGTCATGGCTAATACGGTCGGCGGATCATCGCCGTGCCATCCCCGAGGTCTTCGACCGGCCACTGGCAGGGGGTGCCGTCCCCATGGTTCGTGCCGCGTTCGCCGAGAACGCCGCCACAAGTGCCCCCGGCGATGCCGCACAGGGCATTGCGTGCCCGCTTGACCTGGCGGGCCGAGAGGTAATACCGCCCGCTTCCATCGTCGGGGACGCGGACGGTGGTCGACGTTCCGTGGAAATCATTGCTGTACGTGATTTTCATGGCTTACTCCTCGACCTCGACATCCTCGAGGACGACCTCGTCGCCGTCGAAGATGCACACGGCGGGATTGCCGTCGTAGGTGTACATGCCGGACACCTCGAGATGCCCGGCGAGGCTGTCGTGGACGCCGTAGGTGATGTCGGCCTCGTAGGCCGACACCATGTGGGCCAGGGCCTTGTCGCTGAGATGGGCCGCCAGGAACTCGGCCAGGGCGCGGCTGTCGTGGACGCCGTAGGTGATGCCGGCCTCGTGGGCCGACACCATGTGGGCCAGGGCCTTGTCGCTGAGATGGGCCGCCAGGAACTCGGCCAGGGCGCGGCGGCCGGATGCGGACAGGCCGGTGGCGATCTGGCGGGCGGTCGTCTCCGCTTCATCGAGGGTGCACCCGATGCCATCCACCTCACTCCATCCGATGTCTCCCCCCTCCCGCTCGACCTGCGCGAGAAGGGCGGCCGTGGCCGGCAGGGCGTAGTGCTTGCCGTCCTGCGGGCGGCCCAGGTCGTCCTCGGTGAATGCGCGGTATTCGATGCCGCCGTCTTCGGTCTTGAACGGGAAGTCGCCGATGTCGTCGTTGAACTTGGCGATGGCGGCTTCCAGGGTGGGGCCGATTGCCATAATGGCATTCGGTCCGGCGATCACGAATCCGGCAGTTTTGAGGGTGGTCATGGTGGTCTCCTGGTAGTCGGGCGGGATGCCCTTCTGTCAGTTTCATTATAGCGCATTATGCGCTAATTGCAAGGATTATCTTCATGCAGATTTCCCCCCGTGGAATCTCCCTGATCCGCCGGAATGAAGGCTTGCGGCTCAAGGCATACCGTTGCCCCGCTGGCGTCCTGACCATCGGCATCGGGCATACCGGGCCAGACGTAACTCCGGACATGGAGATAGACGAGGAGGCGGCGGAACGCCTGCTGGAGAGCGATCTAGGGGGCGTGTATGACGCAATAGGGGATTTGGTGGACGTCGACTTGAACCAAAACGAGTTCGACGCGCTTTGTTCCCTCGTCTTCAACATCGGCCGGCAAGCGTTCAAATCCTCCACCCTCCTGCGCCTGCTGAACCAAGGCCAGAGATACCCCGCCGCGCAGCAGTTCGGGCGATGGGTCCATGCTGGTCGGGAAATCCTTCCTGGGCTGGTCAAGCGCCGGGAGGATGAGCGGTCCATGTTCTTGGAGTCCGTATGACCATCGAGAAGGCCCGGAAAGCCTGCATCCGCAAGGATTGCAGCCTTCGCCACATCTGCAGGCTGCACATCTACCAAGTGCGCGGACTTACGCCCGTGCGCACATGGATGAGCGAGAAAACGGGACACGACTGCGACCATTTCCAGGCAGCGCGGGACATTGACCTGGCGCTGAACGACGGGACATTAGATGGAGGAATCTGCTGATGGATTGGGTGCCCGACTTGCTAGGCGTTGCCATTGGGTGGGCGGTTGTTGTGTGTGTTGTTTGGGCATTGGTTGCCGTCAATATGGATGATTGGAAATAACCATGTGGGAATTGCTTATCCCCGTCGTCGGGAAGTTGTTGGACAAGATCCTTCCGGACACCGAGAAGGCGAACGAGGCCAAGGCTCGGCTGATCGAAATGCAGATGAACGGCGAGCTTCAACAGCTTGCCGGCCAACTGGAGA